ATGCAGAAGATAAGTAAAGCTCTAGCTATTGCAGACATTACCCGAGATAGTGTAAAATCTGTAGGCTCTCAGTTAACTAGTTTAGGTGAGGCTAACCTTAAATCTGTAGCAGCATCTCCTTTGACTGGAGGAATGCCTTTTGTAGCTTTCAACACAGCTCAAGCAGCTCTGTCTATTGGCTCAACGATTGCGAGTGCAGCAAAAAGTATTCAAGCTATTAGAAGTGGAGGAACTACTGACGGAGGAGGAACTTCTGCTTTAGGTGGAGGAGGAGGAGGAGGAGCGCCAAACTTAGGAACTCCAGAAGAAACATCTAACATAGACTTCAGCTTCTTAGGAGATGGTGATGTAAGTCAAGTAGGTGAAACAGCTCCAGTACAAGCCTATGTTCTAGGAGCAGATGTATCTAGTACTTTAGAGGCTAATCAAGTAATAAAAGACCAAAGCACATTATAAATTTAAAATTAGAACAATGACTGAAATTGTAGAGTTAATTATAGATGAGGAGGAGAATGAGTTTGGAGTAGATGCTATCAGCTTAGTATCTGAACCAGCTATCCAGGAGAACTTCTTAGCCTTTAAAAACCAAGAAAAAAGCAAATTTACTTTTGCTGTAGCTGACAAGGAAAGAAGAATACTTATAGGACCAGCTTTAATTCCAAACAAGCAGATATTCCGATATGACCAAGAAACTGGTAAGGAGTACTATGTATGGTTTAGTAAAGAAACTGTAAGGAAGGCTTCACAGCTATTTTTACAGAATGATAAGCAGCACAATCATACACTAGAACATCAGACTAATATTGATGGCTTAACAGTAGTGGAGTCTTGGATAAAAGATTCACAAATAGACAAATCTGAGGCTTTTGGTTTCAAAGTACCAGTAGGCTCTTGGATGGTGGCTATTAAGGTTAATGATGATGCTATCTGGAAAGAGCAAGTTAAAAGCGGAAAGACTAAAGGCTTTAGTATAGAAGGATTCTTTGTGAACGCTATGGAGTACAAGAAGCAAAAAAAGAAGAAGAAGAAAAAGAAGTATGATAAAGCTCCTAGAAAGATGTCAGCAGATACTGAGGTTAAGCTAGAGGAAATCTACTTTGACCACGAGTACAATTTTAGTGAGGAGGAGATGAAAGAGCTACACGATAATGGAGTTTTGTATGCTACTCAGACAGATGAGGATGGAAATAAAATGACTATTAAATTTACTTATGAACCTGGAGTAAATATGCTAGAAGATAACCCTTGTCAAAGTGGATATGTAGCTTATGGCACTAAGATTAAAGATGGAAAGGAAGTACCTAACTGTATTCCTTTAGAAAGTGAGGAGCATAATTTTGAGTCTTATAATGACTATCCAGAAGGAGCTGTAAATAATGCAAAAAGAGCTTTAGCTTGGGTAGAAGAAAATGGATGGGGAGATTGTGGAGAGGCTACTGGAAAAAAGAGAGCCAATATGTTAGCCAATAAAGAGCCTTTAAGTAGAGATACGATTGCTAGAATGGCATCTTTTAAAAGACATCAGCAGCATAAAGATGTACCTTACTCAGAAGGATGTGGAGGTCTTATGTGGGATTCTTGGGGTGGAAGTTCTGGAGTAAATTGGGCAATTTCTAAACTCAAAGAAATAGAGGAAGAAAGGCTCTGTGAGCAGATAAAAAGTATCATAAAAGAATAGCTATGGGGAACAAAACAGAAAATCTTATACTATTATATGACGGAAAGAGTAATAATTAATTCATTTAAAATATGTCAAAAAGTAAACTAGGAAAGATTAAAGCTCTTCTCGGAATGGAGATAGCTTTGATGGCAGAAGCCAATTTAAAAGATGGAACTCTAATAGGCACAGATGCCGAAGAGTGGACAGTAGGTGTATTAGCCTATGTAGTAACTGAGGAAGGTGACAAGATGCCTTTACCAACTGGAGAGTTTGAACTTGAAGATGGTAGAGTTATGGTTATCGAAGATGGTACAGTAACTGAAATCAGAGATGCAGTAGTAGTAGAAGAGGAAGTAATAGAGGAAGAAGTAGTAGAATCTTCAGTATCTAAGAAAGAGCTTATAGCAGTTCTTGAGGAATTAAGCAAAGAGTTTGATTCTAAAATGGAAAACTTAGCTAAAGAGCTTTCTGGTTCTCTAAAGAACTTTTCAGCAGCTACACCAGTTCACAAAAAAAGTAATAACGTACAAAAAGTAGAATTTGCTAAACCCTTAGCTGAGATGAACACAGCAGAGAGAGCAATGTCTATCTTTTCAAAATCTTCAAATAACTAAAAGAATGTCTAAAAAGTATAATTTCGCAGAAACTATCACCACTACATACGCTGGTGAATTAGCTCAAGCATATATCTCAGCAGCTTTATTAAGTGGTAAAACACTTTCTGAAGGTCTGATTCAGATAAAAGAAAATGTAAAGTATAAAGGAGTTTTAAAAACTCTATCATCTACTGGACTAATTACAGCTCAAAGTTGTGACTTTGTAGACGCTGGAACAGTTTCTCTAGCAGAAAGAATAATTGAGCCAGAAAATCTACAAGTAAACTTAGAGCTTTGTAAGCAGCCGTTCAGAGAAGATTGGGAGGCTTTACAAACTGGAGGTTTGAGAGTAGATGCAGTTCTTCCTCCAAACTTCGAAACTTACCTTTTACTTCACGTAGCTGGAAAGATTGGACAAGATGTAGAGTATAACATCTGGCAAGGAGATAAGACTGGAGGAGGAGCAGCTCCATATCAGTCTTTTGATGGTTTATTTACTCAGTCACAAGTAGGAACTTTTGTTCCAGCAGCTCAGAAAATAGTTAACGCATTAGACCCAATGGTACCAGCAGACATAATTGCTGCATTGAACTTAATGAAAGCTCAGATACCATCTCAGTTATTATTTCACCCAGACCTAAGATTGTTTGTATCTCCAGGAGTGGCAAGTTCATACATTAACGCATTAGGAACTGGTAACTATCAGTTTGAATCTTATGTAGGAGCTAAACCATTAAACTTTGATGGAATCCAAATGGAAATAGCTAATGGTATGGCTAACGATGAGATGATGTTATCTCTAAACACAAACTTCTTCTTTGGAACTAATTTATTAGGAGATATGAATGAGGCTAAAGTTTTAGATATGTCTAATCTTGATGGCTCAGACAACGTAAGAGTAGTTTACAGATTTACTGGAGGAACTCAGATAGCTATCGGAGAAGATGTAGTGACTTACAAAAAGTCTTAATTATAAACCTTAAAATTTAAAAGATATGCCTTGTAGCTTACAATCGGGGAGATTACTAAAATGTAAAGACAAAATAGGAGGAATCAAAACTATCTTTTTAGGTTTACATTCAGACTTTACTACTGGAGTAGAAACAGATTCTGGTACTGGTGAAATTAATCTTTTGCCTACTGCCACAATTTATAGATACGAATTATCTCAAGCGGCTGGTGACTTTATTGAAACCATTACCAGCTCAGTAGAGAACGGAACAGTTTTCTGGAATCAAGTAGTTAATATCAGTTTAATGCAATTGACAGCAGAAGATAGATTAGAGCTTCAGAATGTAGCACAGTCAAGATTAGCTGTTTTTGTACTAGATAATAATGATAATTTGTGGATGGTAGGACAGTATGACTCTGCTGAGTTAACTGCTGGAACAGCAGCTACTGGAACAGCAAAAGGAGATGCTAATGGATACACTTTAACTTTCACAGCTACTGAGAAATTACCAGCTAGAAGATTAGAGGATTACACCGCAGTTCCATTCGATAATTTTGCGACTATTGGTATATTACCAACATACTAAGTAGAAGTAGAAAACTTAATTAATATCACTTTAAAAGAGGAGCTTTCAATTTGATAGTTCCTCTTTTTTTTTAAAATAGAAATATGCTAAAAGCCAAAAGAGATAGTGTTATCATTTACGGAAAGAATGTAGATTTAAAGAACGCTACACAAAGCACTTTAAAAACAGTTAAGAGGTTTTGTCCAGACTTAATAGTAGAAGTAAAAAAGAAAGCTTCTAAAGCTAAATCTGAGGAGGAATAATGTTACAGCTACAGCCAAATACTCCAGGTTATCAAACAATCACTTTAACTATTAATGAGAGGCTTAAAAATTGGTCTTTAAAAGATAGCTCTATAGGATTGTTATTTGTCATAACTAACCAAATGACTCAGAAAGAGTATAAAGTTATTTGTACAAATAGCTTAATAACAGCTACAGATAGATACTATAATATTTCTATAAACACAGACGGAACAGAGGCTAATACTAATGGAGGAGTGGCTATTCTAAATGGTGGATATTTCTCTTATCTTTGTTACTCAGTAATTTCTACAAATATAGATGTAGATTTAACAGACTCAGACCTTGCACACTTCGTAGAAGGAGGTTTATTGCTAGTAGGAGAGGCTCAAGATTATTATACAGAATATGACCAAACTATTCCAAATTCAGTAGCATACAATGGCTAAAAGAAGAACAATAAACACTAAGACAATTCCAAAACCTACTGAGAACTCAGCAGTACATGGAATAGGTTTATCATCTCATTATGATACAGACTTTACAGAGTCAAGTAGTAGAGGTGGATGGATAAACTATGGAGAGGATAACTTATATCCAGACTTCTTAATAGGATTAGCTAGAAATAGCGCTGTTCATTCAGCTCTAATTAGTGGTATTTCTGATATGATTTACGGAGAAGGATTAACTGCTGCTGATAAGGAGGAGAAACCAGACCAGTGGCTTCGTTTGGGTATGTTTTTAGATACTTTAGACGAGGATGAGATAAAGAAGTGCATAAAAGATTTAAAGGTCTTTAATGGCTTCTATTTAAACGTAGTTTATAGTGTAGACAGAACAACTTTTACAGAGATTTATCACGTTCCATTTCAAAAGGTAAGAGCTGGAGAGTATAATGAAGATGGAGAAACAGATAGTTACTTTTATTCTGATGATTGGGCAAACTATAGAAAGAAAGAAAATACTCCAATAGAGATAGCAGCTTTCAATCCAGAAAATAAGATGCTTTATCCAAATCAGCTCTTTGCTGTAAAAGGATATAGTGTAGGAGATAAGACTTATCCAAAGCCAGACTATCTAGGAGCAGTTAACTACATAGAGCTAGATAAAGAAATAGCTATCTATCACCTAAATAATATAAAAAGTGGTTTAGCTCCCAGCTTTCTCATAAATTTTTCTAATGGCGTTCCAGGTATAGAGAAGAGAAACCAGATAAAGAACACTATTAAGAAGGAATTGAGCGGAACAAGTAACGCTGGTAAGTTTGTAATGACCTTTTCAGATGGAA